TATGCCACTATCGCCTTAATCCTTCAAATAATTCTCAAACGCAAATAAATAGGAGTTAATAAATGACATATATTGAATCTCAGTTTTTCAAAGTCGCACCTTTTCCATTTTACTCAGATAAAAATGGGCAAATATCCATCAAATTCAACTCAGATCGAGGGTTTTCCAATTGGATAAATATCTCAACTGAAACCATGAGAAAAATCGAGGATTTGTTAATTGAAGAAGAAGACAAATTAAATTAAGTTAGTAAGCACTAACTAACTAAGCCACCTTCGGGTGGTTTTTTTATGTCCTAAATTTTAACCCATAGAATGCATTTTTAGGTGTTAGCCTAACCCATACCATTACCCGCACAAAATAACGTCTAAAATCAGGGTTTAAATGCGTTTAAATGCTATTCGTGTGGGTGCTTATCGGTACTTGATACAGTAACCAGGCCAATAACGTCCAAATCCATGTCAGGAGTTAGACCTAAATTGTGGAAGTGTGCTGCCCATACAATTGCAATTCTAAAACCCTCGCTCATGTTGCCACCACCAATAGTGGTTAGGATTTTGTGATCCTTGGGTGTGAATTTAACGTGTAGGGCTTTTGTCTCTGATTTTTCCATTGATGCAATCTCGCCAATATTCGGCTATGAGTAAACTCTCTGCGATATTTATATCTTTTTTTCTTTTAAGGGGCGCTTGTGGCCACAACATTCGAGCGCAATCTAATGCTTCCCCTTTATCACTTGATAGATGAAAGTGTTTTTTCCATTTTTGGGGCGAAACCATGTGTAGGGGGTAATTAGTCAGGGTGCAAACTGCCGTAATAACACCCACAGCCCTACCAAATTGGAACGTGCTTGCCACACCCTGATTTGGCATTGAGTGAACCAGTTCACAACAAATTTCAGCCCCTTCTTTTGGGTCAACCAATCTCAGGATCATATTTTTAAACACCATTGGCAGAATATGCTTATCTTGGTGTTCAATCATAAAACTGTCCAAATAATCCCCATTGGATAAAACTGCACCTACTGCACCCGATACTGAGCCTGGGTCTATTCCGATATATATCATTCTCTATCCCTTATTTTCCATTTTCTCTTGGGTTTAGGCTCTGAAACCAATATCTCCTGAGTCCTAAATCGATGATTATTGAAACATTCCCTAGTTCTAAGTCCATCCTTTGTGTGTTTTACATCAGTCGGGGCTTGGCACAATGGGCATTTCATTACGAAACTCCTTGATTTTGGCTGCAATCAAGATACCTAGAGTAGGAAAATCTCCCTTCAACTCCTTGGTACGGAGTCGGGCTTGCTCTATCGTTGCGGGATTCATTGCCATCAGGGCATAGTGATTCGTCAAATACTCCACAAATGTCTCCTGTCCGTTCCAAGGCTTGATTTGTGAGAGATAGGGACATGGACTGCCCTTCTCTGATTTGGTTAAGGATTTCATGGGCTTCAGTTTTGGTCATTTAACAAACTCCATGCTGCTGCCGCCACTCTTGGAACTTGTCCATTGCCAATGGCCGCAATTCTGTCCACCCCATCGGCCATCCCATCACTACTTCTCCACATGATGGGTCTGGAATCATCTTCTTTTCCTCTAATCCTCCAAGACGGAGGTGTTGTTCCGTCATCTCCCACCACAAAATCGACCCAACCTTCACTCCGCTCTTTCTTTTTCCATTGTTCGAGAACTTTGCCTTGGCGCTTGACCAATGAGCGAAAAGACTTCTTACAGGTGTAGGCAGTAATCCAAATTCTGTCTCTCCTGTGCTGACCACCGAATCTGTCATGTCCCAACACTCCCCATTCCGCATCAAACCCCATGTTGGCCAAGTCTCCAAGAACTCGTCCAAGTCCCCGACTAGTGAGCATTGGTGAGTTTTCCACAAAGACGAATTTGGGTCGAACTTCGTGAATGATGCGCGCCATTTGTCCCCACATTCCAGATCGTTCTCCATCAATTCCTGCACCTTTTCCTGCGGCACTAATGTCTTGACATGGAAAGCCACCACTGATGACATCGATAACCCCTCTCCAAGGGTGTCCGTCAAAGGTTTGAACGTCATCCCAAATCGGGAAAGGCGGGAGAATTCCATCATTTTGTCGGGCGACAAGTACGCTTGCGGGATAGGCTTCCCACTCGACAGCGCAAACTGTTCTCCATCCAAGGAGGTGTCCACCAAGGACTCCACCACCAGCCCCTGCAAAGAGAGCGAGTTCATTAAGGCATTGCTTATCAACCATGACATTACAAAGCCTCCCTAGCAAATTCCAAGGCAATCTTGGCAACGGGTAGTCCCATCTCATGTTTTTCAACAAGTCGCTTTGCCCAGGCTTTTGGATCACCAAAATACTTTTGACCAAAATCTGTGTATTGGGCATAGACAAATGGTTTATCGTCTTTCCATTGGTGGTATGAACATAGTGGTTTACCAAGATTGATAGTCCACAATTGTCCGCAGCCAGGCTCGACACAAAGCAAAAACCTTGTGTCATCAATGGGTTCGTCTTTTTTGGTTCTAAATCCATTAAATGCCATGATATTTCCCTTCGATAATCTTTGCAAAATTGCTTGGTTTCAGTATCCATTCAAGGTCAGCCGTAAAAGCCCGACCTGATTTGTCATTAACTCTGCCTGTCAGGAACTTGGATTGGCCTATGTGGGTGAAGAAGTCAGACCACCACAAAAGCACATCTTCTGTTTGAATTGGTTTTTCAAGGGCTAACTCTTGGGATACATCTCGCCATCTTTGTCTGAGATAACCTTTCCTAGCATCATTCCAAACCTCTACCTTTCTCAGGGTGGGAAGTTTTTGGTGGTAAAGGTCAATCACCTCTTGATGACTACATTTTGGTAAACCTGTCTTTTCCTCTGGTTCACCGCTAGGTGGACATATATCTATATTTGGTTCTTGGTTAATGGTTATTGGTTTATGGTTATTGGTTGGTTGAACATCCGTTGAACGGGCGTTGAACCTCCGTTCAGCAGACGCTTTACCTGCCTTGGATGCTTGTTCAATCTTCGAGTGAAAATGTTCAATTTCCTTGTTTGCCCGTGGACTGACAAACCCATCGACTGTGGACAAAAAGAACTCGTTAAGCACTGACAAGACCTCTTGTTCGTGTTCACGCATATTGATCTGCCGCGCAATATCGTGATGTTTTATTGGCTTTTCGTGAAGATAGTAAAAGTCCAACAATCTGCGATAGGCGCAGTCTTCTACGACATTTAAATGCCGAGTATGGGAAGCGTAGTCCCCAATATTGAATTGGTAATAGTGCATTGTTTTCAGACCCAAAATAGACCCTTGAAAGAAACCTCGGCAGGAGGGGTCTGTTCTCTTTTCGATGAGGGGATCAATCCGCATCTAGCCGTGTTTCAAACTATTATATGGAAACTCTTGGATAAACCAAATTGTCCCCAAACTTTGATGGGTAATTAAGGAAATCAAATGCTCCCTCCCTGATGCCACCCTGTTTCAGGTCGGCACCATCGTAGAGTTCCTTGGTAGTCCCTGCGCTAATCTTGGTGGCTATTGGCCTTCCCATCAACCTTTTCTCTTCCAGTTTGGCAATCCCAAACCCTGTAATTCGGTAGTAGTCACCGATTAACAGCACATAACCCCAATTCTCTAAGTCGCTGAGATACTTGGCATAGTGATACCCTTGATTGCCAACTTCCTGACTAGCGTGGGTGAAGTCTTTAAGCGAACAGGCTGAGTGTTCAAGTCGTTTTAGAATGGTTGTGTGACCTAGTTTTAGTTCCATACAGTCTCCTTTTGACAGGCAATCCTATATCTAAATTTAGTTTGTCAATATAGGGTTTGTCCTAGTTCACAAGCCTTTTTTAATCCTTGACAATCTCCTCACCAACTTAAAAAGGAGTTAACAATGTCGGTAAAACCTAAAGATTTTCAGCATGAGATTTGCGTCTACTTGGAGGGCATTGGCGAGTGTCTTGTCTGCTTTGACATCCTGAGTCCAGGCGATGAACTCGATGCTGACCACAGCGATACCTATGAGATTGACTTTAGTGTGTTTGACGAGGACGATAAGCACATTACTTACGATATAAGCAAGAAACAATATAACCACTGCGAAAACAAAGCAATGGACGAGATGCGAGACATAACTACACAATGGCACAAAGAATGGGAGACTTGTTTTGACTAAAGCAGAAATGGTTCAGCACCTACGTATGGCGGCTTGTAATGAGAACACGATTACAGGCATGAGCAATGCGTTTGATCTTGGTGCTGAACATGAACGGGATGTGGTTTCTTCTATCATCTTCAACATGGTTAAAGAACAGCATTTAGCCCAAAACATTGTTGACACTATTAGGGTGAGAGAATGAACGACAAACTTGACGAAGCCTTTGATTTACTGGAGTTTGATGTGACTGACCAGATCAGAAACATGGAATACCTTGCTGAACAAAAGAAGATTTCTACTGGTGTTACAGATGGCAGTATTCAAAGAGCCTTGGTCAGGGATTTGACAGAGAATCTACGCACGTTACCAGTTAGTAATGATCCATTACTGTTGCGTAATGATGTGTTGGAGGAGGTGGCGGTCGAGTTGGCTAAGTTACCCTTTGGGGACACAGCCGCTAGTTATGCCGCATTTGTAAGGGCGATGAAAAGTTAATATTTTTTAAACAGGAGTTAATGATGGATAGAAAGACTGTGGGCATTACAGCCCCATACCGCAAGAGCGACTACACATATCAAGATATGCTGTTAGATCGTATCAAAGACCTAGAAGCCTTGGTTGCCAAACTTGAGCAACGCATCAAGGTGTTGGAGGCCAAATGAAAGAACTACTTGAAACTATTTATGAAGACGAATCTAACGTCTATTACTGTTGCTATTGCTTGCAACCACAAGGTGAAAAGATTGGCTGTTGCCATGAAAACCACTTTGTTGAATTTAAGTACCTTGATAACGACTGTAAACAAGAAATTGCACAGGAGATTTTAAATGGATGATTTCTCACCAACCACTCGTATGTTTTCACGTTCTTTGCGTGAGGCATACCCAAAAGATTATGTGAACGAAAACATTATTGAAGGGCCGTTTTACTCAGCACCAAACATACACGACATACCCGTTTTATTTGGTCTAATTGCCGTTCTCAGCATGATTGCATACGCACTTTGGAGATACTTTTGAACGACTACTCAACCATACTAATGAGAATAGAACAATCGGTGAAAACCCTAGACAAGAAATGCTTGAACAGCAAGTATGATGGATTCATCCAAGACATAAGCGCAATACAGAATGATCTGGTTATGCTCAGTCATTGGATAGGTGAACAGCAAGTTAAACATAGTCAATATTTAAACAGGAGTAAATAAATGTCAAAAATAGTTAAGCCAATTAAAACCCCAAAAAGCACACAAGAATTACGCTCATTTCTTCTTGAGCAAATGCTTAATGTTGCACAGGGAAATCAAGAGGCCACACAAGCCAAAGCGATTTGTAACTATGCTCAACAGGTCTACAACACAGTTAACTTAGAAATGAAGTTTGCTATGTTGAGTGAAAAGATGGAAGGTAAAGACATCAAGGCTGTTGGATTTGGTGGCTAATGTGGTGGAAGAAAAAATACAGTTTTCTGAATTAAGAAGACATTTTATGATTCCTGATATGCCTACTTGTGTTCCATCAAACACATTTAATGAGCAAGAACTAGCAGTAATGAGTGATCATCAACGACCATTTCAGAGGCGGCTAGAAATGTTTGAGGAAGGGCATGACCCAGTATTTTTGCGAGGCTCTCGCCATGCAAGATATTCGGGTCACCCAGAAAGAAGCATGAAAACTGGTATTTTCTTAACTGATTTATTCGCAAGATATGTCAGAAAAGATAGGAAAACAATTTGGTTTAGAAAAGATTGGTTGGATTACAAACAGATGGTGGTTGAAAAGATAAGGAATCATGTGAAATACCATCATCTTTATGTTCATTCGCACACTTGGAATTCATTGCAATTTAAGCCATTCGAGAAAGATGAAGATTATGGAAACTTGTCAATAATAGGTGTTGATCAATCAATCGGTTATTGTCCAAGTATTTTATGGAAAGGGATCGTAATTAGGGTAAACATTGATGATGATGAGTCAGTAATAGATTACGATAAACGTATTGAAGCAATAGAAAAACTATTTGCTATCAATGAAAAAATGTCAAATTTAACAATTTAAACAGGAGTTAAGAATGAATGTATATCAAAAACTAAACGAGGCGAGAGCCAAGTTCCACAAGAAAGCCCTCAAGAAGTCTGGTCACAACAAGTTTGCTGGCTACAACTATTTTGAGTTAGGCGATTTCGTAATCCCCGCAATTGACATATTTAACGAGGTGGGTCTTACTTCCATCATCCGTTTTGGAAAAGAGATTGCTGAGTTCATTGTTGTCAATACAGAGAAGCCTGACGAGATCATTGTCTTCACAAGCCCTATGTCTTCAGCCGCCCTCAAAGGTTGCCATGAAGTGCAGAACCTTGGTGCTGTGCAGACCTACCTTTCCCGCTACCTTTGGGTGTCGGTGCTACACATAGTCGAGCATGATGCGTTAGACGCTACAACAGGCTCTAAAGTGGTTGAGGAAGAAGGCACTCCAGATGAGGGACGGATGCTTGACTACATTGCCGCTATTCAAGCCACCACCACAGTTGATGAACTAAAGAACATCTACATCGAGGCATTTGCGGCTACCGATGGAAACAAGGCATGGCAGACCAAGATGATTGCCGCCAAGGATGCTAAGAAGAAGGTGCTGAAATGAGTGATATAGAACAAGGAACGCCAGAGTGGTTTGCACAGCGTTGTGGCAAGGCTACGGCATCACGCATCTCTGACATCGTTGCTAAAACAAAGTCAGGTTATTCAACAAGTCGTGCTAACTACATGGCTCAGTTAGTAGTCGAGCGTATGACCAACCAAGTCGCTGAGTCCTACACCAATGCGGCAATGGAATGGGGTACTGAACAAGAACCCTTTGCTAGGGCGGCATACGAGGGCAAGACAGGCATTTTGGTAGATGAGGTAGGTGCTATTGACCATCCAACGATTGCCATGTCTGCCGCCTCTCCTGATGGCTTGGTGGGCGATGGTGGATGCTTAGAGATCAAGTGTCCAGGCACAGCCCAACATATTTCCACCTTGTTAGGCGAGGAAGTGGCAAAGAAATATTACGATCAGATGCAATGGCAGATGACTTGCACAGAAAGTAATTGGTGCGATTTCGTGAGTTATGACCCACGGATGCCAGAGGGACTTCAGTTGTTTATCAAGAGAATTGTCAGAGATGACAAGTACATTGCTGAACTAGAAGGAGAGGTTATTCAGTTCTTAGCGGAAGTGGATGACAAAGTTAATAAGTTAAATCAATTGAGAGGTTAATATGGAAAAACGTGATAACTCAGGTGTTCTTTTTAAGAACGACAAGAAAGAAAATGAGAAACATCCTGATTACAAAGGAAACATCATGGTAGATGGCAACGAGTATTGGCTATCTGCTTGGATAAAAGAAGGCAAAACGGGCAAGTTTATGGGATTGGCAGTATCTCCACGGGATGCACAGCCACCAGCAACTAGGTCAACCCCTTCTAACTTGAAAGACGATGACATCCCATTTTGATGTATCAATGGGGAAAGCGTAAGTAAGTACCCACTAACTTAATTAACAGGAGTAAATATGAGTTTATTAGACAAAACATGGTTTGGTGGTGAAGTAGAGAAATTCTTTGGTTCACCAGCATTTAAGTTGGCAAGGAAAGACTCGCCACCAACGAGTAAACAAGCGGCACAGGGTGTCAACACAACTAGCCTAGAACAGTTGGTTTACGAGGTAATAGCCACATTCCCTGATGGCTGTATCCAAGATGAGGTGTTGGCAAGACTGCCAAACAAGCCCTACTCTAGCGTCACGGCAAGATTTAAAGGATTGCTAGAAAAGGGGTATATTGAGGATACGGGTTTGACAAGGGCAGGAATGTCAGGCAAACAACAACGAGTCTTAAAGGCAAAACCATGAGTGAAGTATTTATTTTTATAGCAGGAATGATTGCACCTGTTTTCCTAAGTGCCGTAATCACCCTTTTTGGATGCGTAGAGGATGTAATTAGGAGAAAAATAAAGTGATGGATAGCCTACTAACACTAATCGCTCTACTTCTAATTGGGGCATTTGTAGCCGTAGGTATCCTAGTGGCAATACTCTACATGAGTTGGGACAAAGACTAACCTAAGACCGCTAGAGCCTGTTGAACGTGCTTTATGCGATCATCTAGTCCTATAGTCCCACCATTGATGATCTTGGTGACTTTAGTGTAATCAAGGGCATCCGCTGGAGCATTGCAGTTGTGGGTAGACCAAAACCATCCTGCTGAAAGTGATGCAAATTTAGGAGTAGATACAAGATCAGGCTCCATAACGAAATCCACACCCAATGCTTTGCCAGCGTGAAAATAGTTAGCGTGACCAGTAAGTTGAATACAGCCACGACCACGGAAGCGGTAACCATCACCAGAATTTTCATCACGATTCCCCATACGAGAAGCATATACAGAATTTGCGATTTTTTTAGGATTTCCACCATATTCATTGGCTTTCTCCAAGGTAGGAAAGCGTTTAGGCCACAACTTCATTAGCGTTGCCGCCTTGTAGTTCAAGTTCTCCTCAAGGATACGGAAATTACCGCACTCATGCGAACATTGACCGATAAACATGGCTTTCTGGTTGTTTGAATTGATGTTGAAACGAGCAAATGTCTCATTCAGAGCATCCACCCAGTCAGCACCAATGTGGAGTCTTTGCAGTTGTTCAGCGTTTAGCATTGGCTTTCTCCATTACTGCTTGGTAGGCATCGATACAGGCGTTGAGTTGGTTGATTGCTTTGTCTCCGTCTGCGGCGATTTGAGCAATAAGTCTGAGAGTCTCTGTGTCAGATTCGCTTGCCGCTTGGTTGCTATTTCCGCTGGAAGGGGTGGTATTTCCATTGGTTTGTACGCAACTTGAGGACGGGAGGCGCACCCTACCAGCACGAATAGCGCGATCAAGACTAGACTGTTTTTCAGTAATGGCATTGTTTGCCTCCATCAATTTAGTTGAGTTTTCGGTAAGTTGTTTGGTTAATTCTTGCTCTTTAATGCGGTTTTCTTCATTCTTGACAGCAATCTCTGCTTGCATCTCAATGTCCCTAGCATCCCAACCCTTGTGATGACCATAGAAATAGACGCTAATAGCCACACAAATAGCACCCAAGATAACCCAAGGATTAGGAATCATTGCTCAACCTTTGCTAAAGCCCGTTCATTGGCTATTTCTTCTTTGGCAGGGTCAACATAGTCAGGCGGTGTAGTAGGTGGTGGTGGTGCTCTCCAATCCTCATCTAAGGCAGGATTCACCCATGTTGGCAAAGCACCTGATGATGTCCAAGTAGAGGTGGCAGAAGGCGCAGGAGGGGGTGGAGGGGTGCTAGGAGGGGATGGGGGTGGAGTAGCACTTGCCATCTTCTCAGCAACAGTTTGCACACCCTTACGGCTCATTACGCCACCAATACCGCCAACAATCAGTAAAACAATGTCGTTCAACATCTTGGCAAAGGCTTGGTCTATCGGAGCCATACTTTTGATAGGCTGAACCACAAAGGCTAGGCTATACAGCATGAAAATAACGATACCAGCAAGAATGATGGTTACGATTAGGACAACACTTGCCCAAACTCGTATTTCTATCTCATCTTGCGTCAGAAGCCGATTGACTTGGAACTTGGACAATGTTTTTCTCCAATATAGGTGCTACGAGATAATCAGGACAATCTTGGGTGAATTGGCAGTCAGGTCTTTGACAACGCTTGGCAGAGAAGTTCTTAGGGTCTTGACAGAAATATCGATAGCGATCATCACACGCCACTAGCAGGAACAACAGGACGATTACGAATCTCATTGATTTCCCTTTTTAACTTTCTCAATTCCTTGGCTTCTCGCTTGATCTCAGCCTTCATCCACAATGTCTCAATATAGGCTAGAAATGTTACAGCAATGACAAGACAAAGTGCTACTTGCACCATTATCCTAGCAACAAACTTGATTGTGTCATTGTCTTTACCTGCCACATTATCCATCCCATCACTAGAGATATAAAAGCCACACCAACTAGACCTGAAACAAAGTAGACAAAATCAATCTCTCTTTGTTCTTTAGCCCATCTTGCTCGTCTAGCCTTCCTTATTTCCTCATCTCTAGCCCATTCCTGTTCTTGTTGAATCTTGGCGTACATCTTCAGAAACCTTGTATATATGGCCTTCAGTTCAGGAGGCGCATATATGGTCATTTGCTCCCGAATTTGTGCATCAAGGTTTTCCATTTGGAGTTCCACCAAGGCGCGTTCAATAGCCTTTTTAGAAGTATTTTGATTTGGGTCATAGTGTTCCTTAGATTCTGCCTCTAGAGAGGCGTAATAGTCGTTTAATTGAGCCTGTATGTCAAAGAAATTGCCGAGTTGGACTCCAACATCATTGATGGTCTGAAGTTCCATTTCCTCATAAGTCTGTTGCTTTTTGGAAGCGGCTTTCGCTTTCGCCAAAGGCTTGGGGGTGTCTTTTGTTGATTCGGACTTGGGTTTGTTGCTAAACAGTCCAACAACCCAATCCCAGATTTTCTTGATGGCCTTGACATCAGCCATGACTCCTTCAATTGTCTTCTTAGCACCCTCCAGTTCCATGCGCCCTTCATGGAGCATTGCACAGCCTGACTTGATGGCAGAGACTGCGCCTTGGGCAAGGAGGAGGAGGCTGAAAGGATCAATGGGTTACTCCACAATCTCGTAATCAGATGGGTTATACATTTCAGGTTTAATTGCAGGTTCAGGTTGTTGCTGTCCTACAACTCCACCGACTGCAATACCTCTGCGAACCAATGTATGCGCTACGCCACCAAATAAATCACCTGCAAGTTTGGTAGCCCTTTGGCTAACATCCTGTGGGTCAACATTGCCAATCTTTTTAAATGCTTGATTTACCTTCATAACCGCATCTGGATCAGTCAAGAACCTACCAAGTTCATCTTTGGTTGTGTTGTCAATCTGGTTTACATAGAAACGACTTAGCAAGTTAATGCCTTTATAGGTCACACCTGCCACACGATCACGCAATACAGAGACTAAACCAGCAGGAGAAACGCCTGTTTGCTCTTCAAAACCTGTGCGCTGAACAGTCTTTAATGGTGTATTGATAAACAACTTGTTTTCTAGTTTTCCAGCAGTTTCTGCCAAATCACTTAAAACCTTGTAATACTGACCACCAAACAACTTGTCATAAGCAACTTGATTTTCTTGGATGTATTGGATTGGATTATTAGAATTTAATGCGTCATCCACCAACTTAGCCCTTAAAGTGTTAATGGCTGGTTGGTTACGACCTGCACCGCCTGGCGACATAAACTGTTTACGGAAGTCTGGACTTCTAATAAAGTCAGCGGCAACACCATCTAAACCAGATGTGTTAAACCTCTGCATTATCTTTGCACTATCTTGAGCATCTTGAACCTTTTTCAGGTCATTAAGTTTTCCAATAGTTGCAGTCAACTCAAGTCCATCGCCAGAGATGTTTTGTAATGATTGCCTTACTTCTGGAACGGCACTCAATGTGTCCTTGTTAACCTCAATATATCTAGCAAGTTTCTTAGGGTCTAGAACTCCATCTTTTACCACGCCATATCGGGTTGCATCAGCAAAGAAAGCGTCTTGAACAAGGTTTATTCCATCCTTGCGGTCAACGCTTGCCAAATAGTCAGTTAAAGCCGTTCTATTTTTGGTGATTGCAGGGATTGATTGCTCAACAAAGTCTTTGTATTTAACATCTTGAACTGTTTTAGCACCATAGGGTATTCCAACTCTAGCCAAATATTCTTTGTCAACCGCCTTGTATGCGTCACCAAGATTTCCAGGCATATTGTCAATCACCTGTCCAACTTGTTTTTTTAATTCAAGCAATGTTGGCAATTGAACCGCATCAGCCTTACGAATAGAGTCATTGACAGCCCGTTTAAGACTATCTAGGTCTTTCATAGAGGCTTCAGGGAACTCTCTTGATGCAGGGAGCATTGGTTGACCAGTTGTAGGATCAACAATCAGACTTGGCTCAGACACAGTAGGTCTAAATTTAGCCTTAATCAATGGATAAAGCGTAGGGAAACGCTTAAAAATGTCATCGTTTTGTTCTTGGTTGACAAAATCATAGAGTTTCCCAGTCTCCTCTGAAGAAACTTTATAACCTTTATCTTCTGCGGCAGAGATCACACTATCGTATTTATTAGACAAATCTTTGCGAACAGTAACTTCTTTAGCGGCAACTAAATTACGCAACTTGTCGCCAATCTCTTGATAATTAGCCCTTTCAAAATCCAATCCCATATCAGCCAATTGTTCTTCAACAGTACGAACTCTTTGCTCAACTTTTGGGGCTACTTTTGTGGGCGCACCCAAAGCATTAGCCATCTTTGCTTCAGAGATAGAGCCAAACATCTTTCCTTGTCTTGCGGCAAGTTGAGCGGCGGCTTCTTGCTCTAATTGAGCATACTTTGCTTGGAAGTTCAAATCTCTAGCGGACAAACTACGGGCAGTTTGCATCAATACATTAGAACCTTCAGCGGCGGCTAATAAAGGTATTTTTACACCTGTGGAGGCTTGCAGTTCTGCCGCACGAAGTAAGTTTGCTTTTAGATTAGGGTCTGCCGTATAAGCAGAGGCAATCATTAAGGCGGCCTTTTGATCGCCAAACTCTTTAAGTAATCCATTTAGTTTTTCAGGATTAAGGGATTTAGAGGCAGTTATTTGGTTTAAGCCTGTTTCTAACAATACGGCAGGGTTTAAAAATCCACCAATTAGTGAGCCAACTGTTCTTCCTCCCTCTGTTCCCGTATAAGCCTCTCCTGCTTGACCACCTAATTCAGACGATACAGCAGTTGCAGTAGGCGTTAAAGCAGTTGTTAAACGAGAGCCGCCTGGCACTAAATAGTTATATGGATTTAGACCTTCTTCTAAACCAGCCCCAACTAAACTTGTAAATAGTCCTTGTTTTGGCAATGCTTTCGTAGTCATTCCTAAAGACTGACGAACTTTATTGGTGGCATTTGTTATTTCTTCTGCGGTAGGTGTTGTGGCAGGAGTTCCCATAGCCAAAGGAGCAAATCCTGTTGCGGCAGTAGCGAACCCCATGCCTGGGCCAGCGGCGGCACTAAGTGGCGCACCAAGACCACGCAATGCTCGTTGCCCAAGATATTGCATAGTTGTCATTGGAGGAGTTTCTCCCTCTGTTACAACTTCATAGTCATCAGGGTTATAAGTATTTGCCATGTTTACTCCGCAGGAACAAGTTTTCCACCACGCACAATCTCAATTGTTCCAGTTTTCTTATTACGCAATTTAGTTCCTTCAGGAGGAAGTGATGTTTGCGCCTTGATTGGTAGATCAGGGGCAATAAACTTAGATGTTTTTTCTGGTAATTTTTCAGCATCAGCACGACCTTTGTAGTCTTTCTGAATAACTGAATACTTTTCAGTTGCATCGGTTTTGAGTTGGTTAACCAAAGAGAGTGCTTCTTCACGTTGACCTTGAGTATATTTGCCTTCAAAGAATTGAGACATAGTACCAGCCAATCGTTGTCCTAAATCACCATAGTTAGCCAATTCAGCAACATCTTTATTAGAAATATTATTATCTCCAGCAACTTTAGCAAATTGTTTCTTGGCAATGATGTCGCCCAATGAACTATTGCTTTTTAATAGTCTTTCTATTTTATCTGCCGCCAATATTGCTGTTGTTAATGGCTTTGTTTCAGCAGTAAAGTTATTACGTAAGTTAGATTCTTTGTCAACAGTAGACAACCCAACATTTACAGTTGTGCCTTTACCTTGAATTTCTGATTTTATTGCTTGGTCAACTGCTTTTACTTTTGGATGATCTTCACCTAGTTCAGCAACCAATTGATCTCTATATGCTTGTAATTTTGCAATTGCTGGTTGTCCGCCTTGACCACCACGCTGTAAAGCAGAAAGTTCATCTTTATACAGTTGTATGGTATTTTTAACTTCAGGAGTTTGTTCTACGCCCTCTAACTGTAATTGACGTAATGCCTGTTGTAATTGTGCTTCTCGTTGCGCTCTCATTCCTTCTGGCCCAATACCAGCCGCACGACCTTCTCTTGTATTACGAACAACTTGAGACAACTTAACTTGCGCTTCTCTTGCCATTGTTGCTAAAGAAGTAGCCCCTTGAGGATCAAATTGCGCCAATCTTTTAGCACCATTCATAAGAGATTCTGGATCAGTAGGATCAACTTCTCGCAATACTGCATTTCTTGCGCTGATTAACTGTAACTGTGGGTCTTGTGCGCCCAAAGCACCACCAATGCCACGACCTAGTTGTGCGCCACCAGCATAAAGCATGGCATTACCTGCTTGACCAGCGGATAGGCTAGATAAGTCTATACCTTGTTGTAGTTCTTTTTGTGCTAAGTTTTGTTGGTACATCTCAGGAGTAATACCAAACAATCCTCCTACTATATCTTGTGCCATGATTTTTCCTTATGTTCCGTAAATATCATCTAATGCTTTTTGAAATCCTTCTACTCCTGTTCCGTATTTTGATGTATCAAAAATATCAGAAGTCTTATTAGTTGCTAAATAATCTGTTAAATATTTATTTATTCCTGCTCCTAATGTTGAAGTTGGGCCTCCAACAGCACCAAGTAATGTTGCATAAGGATTTCTAGTAGCATTAGAAGATGTACCATACCCTGAAGCAATATCTTGACCAGCAAGATTCAATCGACCTGCATTAGCACCAGCAGTAGAGATAGAAGTTCCAAGACCTGTACCCAAAGTGAATGGTTGTTGAGCCAAACTCTCTAGTGTTCCAGCCTGACCAAACAATCCTGCACCATAGGTGACTTGTTGTTGACCTGCTTGTTGTGCTTGTGCTACTAATGCCGCATCTTGTTGTGCCAAAGCGTTGTAATAGGCTTGCATCTCAGGATTGCTACCCATCAAGCCTTGTGCGCCACTTGGACGCAAACCAGTAGAGCCTACTGACAAACCACCACGACCAGTTTGTAAATTCTGATTTCTAATGTCTGCCAACTGTCTTTGACGGCTTGGATCAAGCAATTCATACTGTTTTGCAAGATACTGTTGTGCAACTTGTTCAGGTGTTTGTGCTAAATAACCAGCACCCAAATTCATTAGTTGATTTTGAGCAGAAACAATCTCAGGAGCGGCTGTATAACCAGCACTTACTAACTGACCAGTTTTAGGATCAATTTGGAACTGAGATGAACCAAAACGAGTTGTAACACCTACTGGACGAAACTGTGCGCCTGTAGTTGCTTGTTGTGTTGCCGCCAATATGTCTTGTTGTGCTTTAAGTGCCGCATCTTTGGATGCTTGGCTTTGTATTATTCCACCAGCGGTCTGCACTCCACCTTGTACGAGGTTAGGATTTATACCAGTTCCACCACCAGTTCCACCAGTTAAACCGCTAGTAATAAGGCCAGTAGCGACTCCTGTACCAACTTTGGTAGCAATATCAGTAAGGCCAGCAGGAATACCAGTAGTTGATCCTGAAGTAAGTGCAGAACCAAGAGTAGATAAACCAGAAGTAATAGGATTAAAAAGTCCTGTTGTCGAACCTGCCGCCGCTCCTACTGGAATTCCAGAACCAAGACCCAATCCAGCAACACCAGCACCCGACACGGCATTTTCTGCCGCCATGCCACTTAAAAATGGACTTTCTGGTAAAAGAGTACTACCACCAATAGAACCACCAGTAAGAGCATCTAAGCCATAAGCACCACCGACAAGACTCGCTAAAAGCCCTATACCTTTAAGATTAAAATTACCATCATTGTTAGTTGTACGTACAGGTTTAGCATTTCCTTGTGCATCCCAACTACCAATTATGCGGTCTTGACCACTTGTCCAAGTAGTAACAGAGGGGTCTCCCTCATATCCTGTAACTTGTCCTTTGCTATCATATTTAGCATATATAGGAACACCATTTATGTTAGTAGGTGTTGTTGAACGAAAACCACCTTCTTCAATCGGTGTAACTTTAGCATTTAATACCTGTGTTGGAGGTATGTATGTAATTGGTGATCCTGTGTCTGGGTCAATTCCACGCACAGGTTCTTGACTTGAAAACTGTAATTGTTTTGGAATGCCCGCCTTCTCAGGATTTATAGATGTTAATAACTGAGCCTGATAGTCTTGAATTTTTCCACCAAATTTTTCATCTGCGCTGTATTTTGCAATATCTGCAATCTTTGCATAAGCGGCAGGATTTGTTTGTTTAATTTGGTCTAAATAAGAACTGTATGTAGGAGTAGCGGGAGTTAACGATGCATAAGCGGATTGAACTGCTTGTGCAGTAGTACCTACTCTATTAGCAATCGCTTGTGCTCCTTCTGGCGTTAATCCACCAGATGCTTTTATAACATCTGATATTTGTTGTGGCGTTGCATTTGGATTTTTATCAAACCATTGATTTACACTGTTTTGCAATGCGCTAGGTGTTGCCACTGATGAAGCAGTTGAAGGCGTAAGTAAGCCTCCTGTTGGAGTTCCAGTAGGAGCAACATAGTTTGGAATAGCAGTACCAGTACCAGTAGCCCTTCCTTGTTCAAGAGGCAAAGGAGTAGAGAACTTTGCTGGAGGTGGTGTAGTTGTTAATTGACTATAACCAGTTTGAATTTGATTAACATCAGTTCCATAATAATTAGCAAGCGCACCAGCAAGATTAGTTGTTAATCCACCATTAGATTGAATAATTGATACAACCTGTTCTGGCGTTGCATTAGGATTTGCCGCAAACCATTGGTTTACTGCTGTTTGGGTTGCTTGGTCTGTGGTTGCCATATCATTTTCCTTTACATCGTTCCATTTGCTATGACATTACCAATCACAGTCAAATTGCCAGAGGCATCAATCTTTGCTACAGGTGTAGACACATTGTAGATATACAACACATTGGATGCTTCAACAAAAGAGAAGTTTGACAATGTTCCATCTACCTTACTAGCAACAGCCGTTTGGATATTTGTAAACTCTGTATCAATCTCAGTACCTTTGACAACCTTGGAAGCATTGCCTGACGCAAGCGCATCTTTAGCCGCAAAGTTGGTGGTTTTCGTGTAATTAGCCATATTTATTCCTTACCCAAGTTTTCCATTTTTAGCCTGAATCTCAATCTTTTGGATGCTCACAGCAGAACCATTTATATCAATTTCATACGCTGTTTGCACAACCTTGCCAAAGCCAGATGCTTGACCAACCAAAGTGCCAATCTGGATACCTGAAGAATAGTAAGCAACAGGACTACCATTTGCACCATACTCAGCCATTCCATACTCTGCAATTGTTGAAATAGGAATAGTCGCTTGTGATGCGTAATATTGCCCAGAAAAGTCATACGACCATTTAATTGTAAATGTCTGATTAGTTCCACCAATGACAACAACAGAAATCTTCTTCAAAATAGAAGTAATATTTGCATCGCCTAAGTCTGCATAGTTGGTGTAATACTGGAAACGATAAGTAGATGCATGGTCAAGAAATGTCCCATACTTTCCTACATATCCACTTTTACCTATCAACAAGTCACCATTTCTTCTCGATAGAAGTGCTGTTGGCTCAATAGAATCCCAAGTTGTTACCCTAGAAGAACCATCTTGCAACTGTGCCTTTGTATCAAATACATAGACTTGTTTGGCAATAGGAAGCGTTAAAAGGTAAAAAGCATTAACTTCAGAGTAAACAGCCTTAATATTAGGTAGTGTTTCACTAGATACATAGCCCATCAAGTCATTACGAACATTCTTTGATAAATCACGCAATGGGGCAGACTTCTCTTGGATGGTTCGCAAAAGACTACGCACACCAGAATTAGATAGGAAAACAATGTCTGAACCCGTAGAAACTATGGAATCCCTTGATAAACAACCAATGTTTCCAATAGTGTCAGCCAACGACATTGTGGATGGGGTTGTCGCTCCTCCATAAACCAATATCTGACGCTTACCAAAGATAACCAAGTAATTGTTGTGTGCGCCTAAACCCATTATCTGATCTGCGCCATTAGCCCAAACCCTAGAAACATCAAGACTTCCAGATGTGCCAGCAGTCCAGTTATGTCCTGCCAATAGGTCAGAAAAGGTTATGGTTACATTGTCTGCGGTAGTATCAGCCACCCACAAACGACCAAAAGCAGAAATAACAATGTTTCCTAAAGGAACTGTGCCTGTATACCCTGTTTTCTCAGATACACGCCTAAATGTAGTGGTGCTGACCGCAGGGTCATAGATCAAAGGATCAAAACCAGACTGGAAGAAATATGTAATTCCATTTAAAGATGCACATTGCCAATTGCTTGCAGTAATAGTCGGGGCAGTACCGCCACCCCCATAGGTCAATTCTGTAACTGTATTAGTAGAACTGAGTTTGAATAACTTGTTGTTTCCAGCAAACAATACAGTTAGTGTTCCATCAAGTTGCACTAACTCATGTATGACTTTTACGTCATTTGCACCTAAGTTGCCAGAGGATGAATTAACCCTTGACCAACCTTTTCGTGCGCCAATACGTCCATATTGGTCAATCACGCAATTGGTGGCAATGGATGCATACCCTGCCTCCAATGTCAGAGGAGAGTCTTGCGTGTTTAGCCCAAAGAAGCCTGGTGCTTGAACACTAAAGGTCTGCAATCTTTGCGTCATATGCTGACAAACTCCTGATTCTCTGGATAGCGTGTGCCTTCCAAAGCAATATAGTCAGACAGCATTGCTTTATATAAGAGGTATGCCTCTGAGGAGGATAAACCACCATCTTCACCACGTTCTACCAATGCTCTTGCATAAGCGTTTTGCACCACTAAAACATCAGGAACTTTTACTACTGTGGAATCAGATGCCATTGTTGCTTGTGGAACAGTCAGCATAAATTTGATTGTGTATACCGCATTAGGTATTGGATAGAGTTTTACTTGTGTGTCATAAGAACCATCTACCCCATCAAAAGCATATTCTGTTGGCGTTTGAGTCGCAATAGGAGCAAAGTTTAGTTTGCGGTTCATGTCCACAAAACTAATGTTTTTCAGTCCTAAAAGGCTAGTTGTATTGATTACATCCATGACTTGAAACTTCTGACCAGCCCCTGTAAGGGAATAGGTAGAGGTAGTCGCGGCAGTTGTAACTGTGATGGTTGTACCCAAAGAATTCCAACTAAATGCATCTTCAATCTGACGCTTGGCATCATTGATAAATTTAGCAATCAGGGTGGAATAGGTAGTTTCGTTGAAAGTAGTGACCACAGGCTCTCTGAGGCGCACCAACACATCGTTTACAAGTTCTAGGAATGTCATGTGCGTGTTAACCCTTCTTCTTCAATGGTGACAACCACCGAAAAGGTAGATGCCGACTCAGATTGTGCTTTAAGTATGTCGCCTTCTTCCATTACAAAATAGGATGTACCACCCCAATCTTGCGTGGTTTTAGTAGTTAAAGCAGTTTCAAAGACAAGATAATATGTGACAGACGCAGAGGTATCTGTCCAAGTAAAAGAAATATGTTTTTGCGAACCTTGATTAACTGCCCGTAGCAATACTACCCTTGCGTAATACCCCTTGGGTACTGTGTAAAGGGTTGTCAGCGTGTTTGCTGTGAGGTTTGCGCCAACCGATAGTGCTCTCATTTTGCTTTTGCCTTATTTCGTTCAGAAATAGACTTAGCCTTTGCCTTTGCGTCAGCCTTTGAGGATGCACCCCATGCTTTAAGCGAAAGAAGCAGTCTTGTCGGTTCACCTTTCTTGTCGTACTCAGGGCCATCGTTGCCACTCATACGAGCCAAGAAACTTGCTCTGCGAGGGTTGTCCCCCGACTTTACTGGTGCTTTTAAATTACCACCAGTTTCCGTATTATAAGATGCTCTGCCCTTGGAGTTCAACCCCCCTTTAGCATTTTTACCTTCGGAGCGTTGCCAAGCAGGAGTTTTCATCACTTCACCTTTTTAGGCTTCTTTGCAGTTTTAGCAGACTCGATAAATGCTTTGGCAGTTGGCGCACCTTTGCTACCAACTTTCCGCATACGTTCATTAGAACCTGCTTTAATTCTTTCTTGTTTAGCATTGATATTGGCATATAGACCTTG